TACCTTCATAAAAACTATCAGGTGCTGATAAACTGCTATTTGGAATTGTTAATGCATATGAATTTCTTAAAATTACACCATTAATTGAAATACCAATATCACCTTTTTCCATAATATTTAGTTGCTGTATATTTAATCCAAATCTACAATTTATATTATAATTATATGATATATCTGTTATTGTTAATGAATTATCACCAGGAGAAGGATTATTATTACTTTGAATATTAACAATAGAGTTATCTAATGATAATGTAATTTGTGATGTTGAATCTGTTGAAGAACAAAAAATAGAAGTTATATCAAATGGTAAAAATATTTTTTCTATTCCACCATAACTATCTATTTCATAAATTATACCCTCAACTGAATTATAATTTAAACTAGTATATTCTGTATCTGATACTATACAACCTCTAATAAGTTTATAATAAGGTGTCGTAGTTGACGAAAAATAACCAGAACTTCCATTAATTGTATCTTCTAAAGTTTTTATTGATTTATATGATGATCCTGATGTAAAATAATATATCTTTATTTCTCTCATTATACCAGATATCTCATGTGTCCATATAGCACTTTCAGTAGTTTTTTGTGCAGTTGACAATGCATTAATATATGCTAATTTTTTTTTGAAATTTGTAGTATATTCTGAAGGAATGTAAATATTTGTTGAATCACTTGTATATGTTAAATTAACATATGCATCTTTACTCAATGATACTAAATATGTATTAATTATATCTAAAGTTATATCATTTGTATTAATTATATTATTAATTTGTACTGATCTAAAATAAGAAGGTATTATATTAAATATTTGATTCATTGAGATCATAAATATAAATTTATTTAAAAAGTCATATACTTCATTACTTAATATAGCACTTTGATTAAAAATTGAATATATTGATTTATTTGTTTCATCAGTAACAAATACTTCATTAATTTTAGTATCAAAATTTGTATTATCTTCTACTGATAATCCTAATTTTGAATATATATTATTTTTAATTGTAGTATCTGATATTGTCAAATCTTCTATAAGATCTATATTTGTTATTTTATTTACTAAATCTTCATTATTTAAATAATTAATTAGTAGTTGGCTAAATGATGTAGAAACAGTAGAATCATCATATCGACTATTTAAGTTAGTTATATAAGTATTATAAGTTGGCAAACTATGAACTGTATTATATATTAATACCTCATTCTGAATTATATCTCTTACTATAGTAGATGTTATACTATTTGAATCACTAATGTATTCATTAAATAAAATACCTATTTCTTTACTTTTTTTATCTACTAAATCATCATAATATATATTATCAATTATATCAATATACTCTTCACATATAAAATCATTTGCTGCAATATAATATAACTTTTTACTTGGTATATTATTAAAATTTTCTATATCTGTAATTGTACTATAATAAGAGTTCGTTAACTGATCTAATATTAATTTAAAGTAAAATATAATTTCAGTTGTTACATTTGCATCTGATATTGTAGTTGAAGTAGCTGTAGTCGAACCATATGTACCAACAACTTTACTAAAAATAGAACTAGAATATGTATATGTAGTTCTAGTTGCAATATTATTACTTATCTCATCCACATATTTACCATTCAAATAAATTTTTAATGCTTCTAGTATACTCGATGTACTTGAAAAATCAGCGAATAACTCATTTACAATAGTTGAAGAATTGAATATTTTAGTAAAATCAGAAAAATATGTTAATTTTATTGTAGTTGTTAATGATTCTAATGAACTAGAATAACTTGTATTTAATGATATCATTTGATAAATTTTATTTGATATTAAAAATAATCTTCCTAATAATATTTTATTAAAAGCTGTATTTGTAGATGATTTTAGCTCATTATATAAATACATACAATAAACATTGTATAATATATTTGTATATTTATAACCTTTTTTAGTACTATCTTCGGATACATTATTTAATGCATTCATTGTAAAAAATCTACTATTTATAGTTACTGTATTAATTACAAATCCTTTTGTTACATCAATTCCATCATTTGCATCATTTTGACAGAAACCAAAATATGTTTTATTTGTTGTATCAAATACAAAATCAGTATCTTCTGTATTATCTAAATAAAATATATATTGTCTTTCACTATTTTCATCATTATTAATTGGTGATATTTTAGATAACAATAATTTTACTTTAAAGTCTGCACTAGATGAATTGTATGTTGATGTTACTGATTCATATATATAAATATATTTACCTATTGCAATTGTATTTGTAGTTGATGTACCAGATGTATTTGATGAATAATCTAAATAATAATTATATAATTGATTTATTGTAAATACATATTTTGATTCATCTAATATATTACCACTTATAGTTAATCTTTTTGTTACATCTATGGTATTAGTATCATTTGTCTTAAATAAATATGCTCCATCATTTAAAGTATCAATTTTACTAGTCGTCATTGAATAACCTGTGTATTTCGAGTTATATGATTCATAGGATAAATTTATCTTATACAAATTATTTGTATCAACTGATATAACTTTAAATATTCCAATTAAATTATTTGGACTACTTTCATCTCCGCTATTATATAAATGTAAAATATCCCCTACTGTAACAGAACTTCCTGATGCGCCAATTGTTGTAGTATTATAATATTCAGAGCCGTATGCCGTACGCGGAGTCGAATCGGAATATTCTAATAAAATTGTAATGAATGGATTAGTTGTTGTTAAATATTGAATTTGATTAATTAATGTCAATATATTTGTATCTGTTTCATAACTCTTTGAAATTAATAGGCCAAAATTATTTTTTATTTTTGGTGTAAAATATGAAGGCAAATTTGACGAATTTAAATAGTTTGTTACTTTATTTATGAATTTATTATAAATAAATTCAGGAGTTGTATTACTATCTAGTGTAAATGTGTTATTTTTACTATTATCCGTATATAAAAATGTATTTATAAATTTTGTAAAAGAACTATCCCATAAAGATGTTTCATAATAATCATTTACTTCAGATGTTGATTGATTTACTGTATATGTTATACTTATGTAATAGTTATTAATAAATAGTGCATCTAAATAATTTTGTAAGATTTGTTTTTGTAAAGATATTACTGTTTTAGAATATTTTATTAATTGTGTATAATAATCTGTTTGACTTAGACCAATAATTGAAGAGTTTGTACTTGAATTTATAAATTTATAATTGATCCAAATATCTGAATGATAAATCTCAGATGATATTGGATAAATAGTTATTAAACCATTTGATACATATGATATCTCATAATTATTATAATCATTTGTATTTAAATTTTTAAAAGTAATATTATTTGCATACATCTTATTATCAAATATTTTACCTTCAATACTATTAGTTGATTCATTTATTTTTGTTATAAAAAAAACAAAATCAGGAGTAGTATTTATTGTATTTGTACTATTATTAAACCCAAAAATTATTTGATTTATTTCTAAATTAGAAACAGAACTTATTGTAATTTGATATACTTCATCACTATTAGCTTTTAAATTTTTAGAACTAACTGTATAAATTGTATTTGAATTAGACCATCCTGTTACATTTAAATAATTGGATAAACAGAAATTATTACTTACACTAAATGTACTTGTAAATAAATTATATAAATAACTTTCGGTAGTAGTAGAAGTACTACTATCTTTTAATAAAACTGATTTAATATTCTTTAATGAAAAAGTATTACTATCTATCAAAAATAAAATATTATAATCGGATGCCGTTGTTGTCTCATAAATATATTCAGAGTCAAAATTAATTTCTATTTTATTTGTTCCATAAATGGAAGTATTAAAATCTAATGTTTTTCCATATTCTAACAATGAATTAAATGATATTAGATTGTATGCTAAAAGATTATAATTATTATTTGTATAATAATATAAAATTTTATCATTTAAACTTTCTAAATATTCATTTGCCGTATTTATATCATAATTATCTGATTTAAATTTCAAATAATTTATTAAGGCACATACATTATTGTTATAAAAAAGATTTAATAGTAACTTTTGAAAATAGTTATTATTTGACACATTGTCAAAATTTGTTTTTAATATAGATTCTTCTCTAGTTAATTCTATTGCATTATCAAAATCTTTAAATAAAGTCGAATCCAATTCATTACTAATTATTAACTCCTTATTTATTAAATAATATACGTCTACATTACTTGTCAATGATAAGTTGCTATCTATCAAATTATTTACATTTATTAATCCTGCATACATATTATTTGCAGTATTTGTACTATCTGTAAAATGAGTAATACAATTATAATACTGTTTATTATCTATAAAATTGTTTATATTACCTACATTTTCATATAAATTATTATATTCTGTTTTTGTTATAAATTTTATTGGAACATCTAATGATGAGTTATTTATTTGATAACTTAACTCTTCATATAGTTCTCTTTCATATTCTACACTTAAAGTAGGTAATTCTAAATGAATATAAATGTTATCTAATAAATCAGCATTTTTTGGAATATTAACATTATTAATTGTGCCAAATAATAATTTCTTACTAACATCTATTTTATTAGTTACTTTTGAAAAATTTGTATAGCGATGATATAATGACTTAAAAAATGTAAATTCAGGGTTTATTGTTAATAATGCATCTTGATTACCATATGCTACTAATTGTAATAGTCCACCTGTCATAACTTAATTACATAAAACATTTTATTTTTAAGTTTTAAAATTAAAAATAAAATTTATTTTCATTACTAAATTATGGATTTATTAAATATTAATAAATATTTAGAGAAAACTAACTATAAAGAACTTCTTCATATTATTGATAATAAAAATATTTTTTATAAATTTATTGAAACAATAAATTGCAATTTTAAAGAATTTAATGTATTAAAAATGGAATTAATTACTAAATTAATATTAAATAAAATAACAACTTTTGAAGGAAATGTTGATAATGAATCTTTTCAAATATTTTATGACAAATTAAAAGATAAAAATGATTTAAATTTTATATTATTAAATTCTTTTATTGAAAAATTTGATGTTTATAAAGAAATTAAATTAAATTTTCTATCTTTAAATTTTCAACTCATAAAAATATTTAAAGATCAATTTACTGGACTTGATATATATTATGGAAAAAATAATATTAATAAAGAAGATATAAATAATATAAAAAATATTATTGATGATCAAGTTATAATATATTATAATGCCTTTTTTGAAGTTAATTATAATAAATTTTTTTTTAAAAGAATTATTGATGCTAAATTACAAGTTACACAAGATATAAATACAATTGAAATGGTTGAAAGATTAAGAAAATTATTTCAATTATTTTCAATCAAAATGTTAAAAACTTTAAAAGTAGAAATTATTACTGTACAACAATTTTGGAATAGATCTTATTTAGATAGAGTTAATTATTATCGGCAATTTCATATTAAAACTAATAGTTTATTTAAATTATATTTTAAATTTCACACTCAATTAAATGAACTTTTTTATGATATAGCTAATATTACTCATATTGATCCATTAAATTATGTCGATATTATAAATGATTCTACTTCTAGTTTCGCTTTATCAGAAGATGATTTAGAAATGGATATGAATAATTTTGAAGATAGTTATCATTTTAAAGAAAATGTTCTTAAATTAACTAATGAAGTAGAAAGTATTGATTATGATACCTTCACAAAAAGTGATAATTATGCTGATACACCTATTCAACAAGTTGAAGATATATCAAAAAATATGAATGACAAAATACAAAATAACAACATTGTCTGTTCCGAAATTGATAACGATGACGATAACGATGACGATAACGATGACGAAGATGATAATAGTATCAGTGATATTTTTATTAAAAATTAAAAACTAAATTAGCTTGTCCTTTTTCAAATTTTAAAATATTATAATTTACATATGTAAATTTCGTTAGTATAAAATCTGTAGTAACTAATCTATTTAAAAATGTATTATCTAAATTTATTTTTAAATTTTTTCTATTTAATCTAGAAAAATTACATTCACCCGATGGTTGTATCTCTTTAGGCAATAGTGAAAAGCTAAAAAAATTTATTCCATCCCTTGGAGTATTTAAATTTAATTCATAACTTGTTAAGTAATTATAATAAATACCTTCATGAAATTTTGTCCTATCAACACCATTTAATTCTAATGCTGCAGTTGAAATTGGATTACCTTCATTTGTTGTTATAACTGGTTTACTATTTACTAATGTATATACTAAATTTGATTCATAGTTATTGCTTAAATTATATGACGTCACATCTGACTGTTTTTGAATTGTCCAAATATAATATTTTACAGGGTGACTTACATTTAATTCTATATTTAATTCACTAGCTTTTAAATTTTTATATTGATAATAATTTACTTGCTCAATTAAATATTCATGTGTTGCATTTGCAAACTTTGTCCTTTCATCTTGATCTAAAAATATATAATTTACTAATAAAGAAATATTACTTAATTTAATTAAATCTACAATATTATTATCAGTATAATCAGTATGGATCAAATTAACTAACTTTTCTAACTTTAATTTTATTGTAATTGATTGATGTCTGACTGATACTAATGGCAAAGCCAATGCAGTATCTCTATTAAAAAAAAATTTTAATGGAACATAAATTGTAAAACTTGGTTTACTATTTTTATCATGAGTATATGCAATTGAAGTTTTAGAATGTAGTTTATCTATATCTTTCTGTTTAAATGTTGATTCAAATAATTCATTCCATAAATATAACCATGTACTATATTGTCTATCAATTATATTTCCAGCTATATTTAACTCCGCTTGAGAAATTATATTATAACCTAAATCATCTATCCAAGAAAAATTATAGTTATTTAATAATGTAGTATCATATATATTTTTCTTAGTAATATAATCATTTAGCAAATTACTTGATACACTAGCACTTAATGACAAATAACTATTTACTAAAATATTAAGTAAAGTTTTCTTATCTGTTTCATTAACTAATTTATCAGATATTGTAGTCATATGAGTTTCTATATCA